TTTGAGTGGATATGAAAACACTAATATTATTAATTGATTTTTATGGTCATCCTGCTTTGACTACAGATAGATATAATGATAATATAAGATATTCAGCATTAACTGAAATAATATCATCAAGTTTTATTGATAAGACAAATTGTGCAATTTTTTCAACATCAATACCTCAAAATGATGAAAGATTATTAGAGCTTAAAAAGATGGCAACATTAAAAGGTTTTCCGTTTGTGACACCTATTCCTGGAACTAATAGTGTTCCTTGGGATGAAATATATTCTATAGATTACATAAAATCAAAACTTAAAGATTTTATTAATATTGATAAAACAGATACACAAATAATTGTAACAGGCACAAATACTTCAGGTTGCGTATATAAAAGTAAATCTATTGGTGCATATCATTGGTCAAAAGCAGGTTTTAAAACTAAAATATATTTACCTATGACTATTGAATATGAACAAAAAGGTATCAATGACCTTGAAAGAAATATAAATGGTTTTGCAACACTATATAATGAAATCAAAAAAGATAAATGTTTTGATATAGATATTGTTAAAAACTTTACCGATTTAAAATTACCTGTCTAAAAAGTATTCAGAATACCAACCAGTCCAACCCTTTTCTTGTAGATGGTGCATTTGACCTAAAGTACATACGCTAAATTGAGGTGGTTGTTTATATAGATAATCTTTAATTGAAGGACAAACTTTATCATAAGTTTTATAATCAATAAATTTATAATACCATTCATCACTACCTTTTGTAAATCTTTTTATAAAGGCTTCATCTGTCGCTTTAAATCTATCCCATATATGAGATACATCACCAGTCCATGATACTATAGATGAGTTTAAAGGTGTATGAGCAGGTTCTCTCCACCATGTATCATCCAATAGTGTAAAATCTTTTCTTATAAGATCAGGTAATTTATCATAGATAACTAAATCTAAATCAAAGTATAGATTTTCGCCATCTCTAAATCTATCATACATTTGAAACTTGTTAAACCAATTGCCATATAGATCATCTTCTATAACTTCAAAACTATCGTATTTTAGACCAGAGTATTCGTCTATCATATGTTTTAAGTTATCAACATGCCATTGACTAAACTTATCACCAAATCTACAACAAATTATTCTCATTTAATTTCGTATATATTGATTTCACGTGGAAGATGTGACATGGTATAAAAAACAGCTTTGTCTGGTAACTCATGTACATTACCATAAGGGTCAGTTGCTTTATCTGATTTAGATATATCAACTATAGAACATTGTCTATATTTCCGACCTCTTACATCTCGTTCTTCACCTCTATCTTTTAAGGAAAGATTATGCCCATTAGCTGCACCTATTACTAGTTCGTTATCATCTGATTCATTTCTAGGCCTTCCTTCTTGCGAATAACCTATACCTACACCGTATAACATCTTTTTCTTTTTATGTATGTGTATATCTTCATATAGACCCATTCTACGTTCCCAATTAAAATCACAATCAGGTCCTTGACTATTATTCTTATTACAACCAGTTGCATAACCTAGTTCAACAGCTGCTCTCATAACTAATCCTAACGCAGTACCTACTGCAACTAATCCATTTTCCCATCTAGCTGGATGATCTGTTGGAGTAACAGAACCATTATTTAAATTATTTCTACTTGTTGGTGGATGTTTCATAACAAATAACATGAACAAATTAGCGTTCATTTGTGGATTACGCCATGCTGCAGGTGGTTTACCTGAATGAGTATATCCCCACGACCACTTATAAAGTTCTTCTATTACTTTTCTATCTGTTGAATAGTGAATATCATAATATGCTTCATGTTGTTTTGATGGTGCATTTTGAGCTATCCACAAAAGATAATCAACATGCTCTTTAGGCATAGTTTTTGAATAGTCCCAATTTCTTTGACACTTTTGAATTTTTTTTATATATTCTTTTTCTTGTTCTATATTAACTATTCTTTGGATAGGAGCCGTCATAATATTCCTTCAGTTCTGGGAATGTATCAAATAAATGTGATTCCCATTTTGTTCCTTCATATGCTTTATCCTGTTGTAACATATAATTTAATGTATCCTGAAAATCATTGTCTGGTTCTTCAGGCATTCGTAGTGCAGCTTGAATATCAGGCCAACCCTCATACTTTGGTATAAGTTGATCTTTTAATTTTTTAGGTAAGTTATTTACTCTTAATGATTTAGGTCTTTCAATCATCAACCAACCAGCACTTCTTATACCAGGATTCTTAGCACAATATTTAATTACTTCATCAAAACGCAATACACTAAAACAAGTAACAACAGAATTTACATCAACATATGCTTTACCTTTGTACTTGTCAGCATTTAATAAATCAATATTTTCTTCTATTTCTTTCCAGTTTGATCTTCTTCTTAAATACTCAGCGTTTTCATTAATACCATCAATAGAGGCAGTAAATGAAACTTGTTTAAACTGTGGTATAAAGTCAATAAATTTATGTTTGCCTTCGCCTAGTTTTGTAAGATTAGTTTGAAACTTAACTGTTATATAAGGTGCGTGACCTGTCTTAACTATTTCAGTTAAAAAATCAAAATACTTTTTCATTATTAGTGGCTCACCACCTATAATTTTTATACTATTAAGATAAGGTGCAAGTTCTTTTATTTGATCTACAACTGATTTTCTATCTATCTTGTTTAGATTATCTTCAACAAGTTTAATTTTACGTTTAGTATTTTTCATTGTGCCAAACATTTTTTCACTATAAACACCATGTTTATCCATCATATCAATACGCATAGATGAGCTATCATGGTTACACATATGACAATCTAAATTACATTCAATACCAAAAGACTTCAATTGTATTTGCATTATTCTTTCGTCAAATGTCCATTGACCTGACTGCTCATACATTCTAACGTTTCTTTCAATTCTATCCCAACGTTCTTTACTATTTGACTCTCGCCACATGTGGTGTGTTCTACGAGATTTACCATATCTTGTTTCATCTTTAACACATCTTATACAATGTTCATTAATTGCTTTAGTACCATGTTTTGCAGGATCTAACATTTCTTTTCTTAAATTTTTTAGATAATCACTATCTTCCATCCATGTTTTTATAGGTGTATTGTTTATAGTATGTTTATCGCTTTTACCTGCAAGACAACATGCCTTATAAGAACCATCTAGTTCTATAAACATTTCAGCAAAAGGATGAACACAGAACCAACTTCTTTTATCTTTTGCTCTATTCATAATAGAGTTTTTGTCTTGTTTTCTTTCTTTACCAGTTTCAGATAAACTTTTAAACCAGTCTGAAGTATCTACATTGCCAGGCATACTGTTTGTAACAGCTGCCATTTTTTTATCTTTAAATATCTTTTCCATTTCTTGGTCCCAAATAGTGTATTATCTTTATATTTTCGTGTGAGTCACCTAGTATCATATAATCTGTATTAAACTTCTTAGCATACATTTTATTTAGTTCTACGTTTTGTCTATCTTCATTTGTATATTTTACAACCCACTCACCTGGCAAATACTTAATATTTGCTTTATGTTCATCTAGTTTCCAATAGACATAGTTTTGTTCGCCGTAATATTTGTAATGAACATCACCTTTATTATAGTAGTGTAATTGCCAGTATTCTGGATTTAATGAGAAGTCGTCCCATATATAATTAAAACTACCTGACTTAAACTTATAAAAACCACCATTAATAGGTATTATAACTCTATCAGCAAATTTATTTGTTTTAACATTCCACCAACTATCATATGTAAGTAACTCTCCTTCTTCTACAGGATAGTTTAATATCTCATCAACATTACCTACAATCTGTTGATCAATATCCATAATAATTATATCATCACCAAGATTTTGATATGCAAATTGATTACTAAAAAACTTTAATTTATGCCAATGTTTTTTAATGTTACTATGATAGTTATAAGGTAAAACAACATCAGCATCCACACCTCTATCTGCAAGACAAATAAATTCAAAAGGTACAGTACTATTTTCTTTTAGTGATCTGTATAATTTTGAAACTGCATTAGGATGATATAGACCCTCAAAATATACCGTACATATTTTAAGCATTTTTATACGCTCTCCAAACAACGTCAAATTTTTTATTGATAGCATGACATAGTACAACTGATTTAGGTACAAAACCTTGATCAGAAAAGAAGTAATGCCATTTTTGATTTAACCATTGTATTGGTACATCATTTTCTGCTATCTTAACTGCAAACAATGTTTCATTATCCCAACCAAAAAAGTCTGTAATCTTTTTAGGATATATATCATGGCCTTTAGTTAGTCTGCTCATTTCTGTCATATCAGAATCAAAGTTATCAAAATATTTTAGTTTCTGTATATGTTCTTTACTTGCACCAATAATACCTGTATTTACTACATGATGTTTAGGATTTAAACCTCTATCTAATAACATTGCTTGAGCATTATAATACTTTGCTGTCGGACTACGAATAGTTTGTGATCTTTCAGTTACATCATCCATAGGAATAACTTTATGTGTATTGTGTTGTATCCCAATACCTTTTGATAAATCCCATGCCTCAAAGAAGTTTTCAGCATGCATAGGTACTACATCAAAATCTAAATAAAGCACTTCATCATATTGTTTAGCAAGTTCGCAAAATAAATGTATCTTATAAAAATTTACTACATTATATGCTGTAATATATGGATACTTTCTTTGCATATTTTCTTTGTATAAGATAAAATCTACATCATACTCAAACATTTTAAAATCTACGCCCAATTGTTTTGCATACCATTTTTTACAAGCTACTAACTTTGTATAGTTTTCTTTAAAGGCGTCCTTTGTGACATAATTTATAGGTACAGATTTATTTGGTATCAATATATTCTTATCAAATATATCAAGTTCATCTTTTGGTATATCAATGTAAAAACTATATATTACTCTTTTCATATTTACCTACTATCAAGTATCTACTTCCTCTTTCATCTGTAACTTCATTTTCACTTAAAACTTTTGCTGTATCAGGTAGTTGTTTCTTAAATTCTTCTATATTATTTACACAATTAATATGACCTTTTATATCAAACATATTATTTGAGGTGTAAGCAAAATAAGCGTTTGTATTTAAATTTAATTCTTTCATTGGTCGCATATGCTCACAAGAAGTATTAATAATTAAATCGCACCACTTTATTCTTTTAGCAGTAGGTGCCCAATTAAATACATCATCAATAACATAATCTAAATTTACATTTTTGTAATGACTAAACAATCTATTTTTTGATATTCTCATAACTACATCATCTGTATCAATCAATGTAATTCTTCTAGCTTCTTTAAACATTGGTATCAATATACTACCATACCAACAACCAAAGATAACTATATCAGATTTAGAATTAATATCAACATGATTGTGTATCATATCTTCTAATTTTTGTTTAGTCTTAAACTGATTAGGACTATACGAGTCTAACAGATCGGTATTGTGTCTGCCTTCTTTGATTATGTTTTTAAAGAGTTGTAGATCAATCATTATAACTTATATTCAGCAACCGTTTCTGTATTATTAAAGTCATAGTATCCATATGCCCAATATTTTTCTCTACAAGGCCAACATCTTTTACAAGGTTCTGCACCAGGTTTTGTATAAGACAAATTAAAATCTCTAGTCATATTTTTATACACAAAGATTTCTGTTTCGCAAGTTTCAGTTACAGGAAATAAAGTTTTGTCTAAACCAAGTTCTTTTACTAAACCTGCAACTTCTTTTTTATTCATATTACGAAATGGTCTTATTTCATATTTGTGAGTATCGTAATAAAAAAGTTTTCCGTCAATCATTTTCTTTTCTCTTTTTGATACAAGATTCCTTTTGAAGTTTCTATCATTAGGAAAACCACTAAAGCTATCTGTAATTATATTAGGTTGTTCTTCTACAGGTGGGTTTAGAGTTTCACCAGACATATATACGTTTAGTTCAGGATATTTTTTAAATATATCTTCGTACCATTTTTGTTGAAATACATCTTTAGGATTATATTTTTTTCCTGTCTTTTCAAATTCTTCTATCATCTCTTTAGTTTTTTTCCAATTAGATGTATCAAAAAATGCTACTTCAGCTTCTAACAATGTACTATCAGGTAATAGTTCTCTTAATTTACTTTCAACATTTAATACTGCGTCCATAGCTGCAGGTCTTAACTTATTAAACATTGTAACAGGTAATAATTTCTTATTAGGGTATTTACTCATCATAAGATAGGTCATAAATGCAGAGTCAATACCTCCACTTATTCTCATACCTATCAATTCTTGTTTTTGTATAATCTCATCCATTTCAGGAGTGATTACTTGATTTACTACTTTTTCTATATTCATTTTAAATTTCCTCCATTTCAGATTTTACATATCACCTTATCATTAATTATTAATATGTCTAAGGCCGTTCTATTAAAAGTATTTATCGCTTGTTTAGGACTCTCAACTATAGGTTCTTTACAGTTAAAACTTGTATTCAATAACATTGGTATGCCTGTTATCTTATAAAATTCATTAATAATATTGTAAAACTTTTCATTAAATTGTTTATTGACCGTTTGTATTCTTGCTGTATTATCAACGTGAGTAATGCCAGGCACCTTATCTGTTTTAACTTTACATATTCTACTCATATAAGGACTAGGTAATCTTGTATCAAAGTATTCTTTGTAGTGTTCTTCTAATACAGCAGGTGCAAATGGTCTAAAGTCTTCTCTCATCTTTATTGTATGATTGATAATATCTTTTATATCAGGATTACGTGGGTCTGCAAGTATTGATCTATTACCTAAAGCACGATTACCACTTTCAGATTTACCTTGAAACCACCCGACTATCTTACCGTCAGCAATTTCTTGTGCAATTTTTTTATAGTCAGCGTCTTCACCTACATTATGTTCGTATTCTATACCAGCAAATGTTTCTGATTTATGTATATTATTATTGATAACACAATCGGCATGCATATACGTACCTACTGCTTGACCTTCATCACCTACAGCAGGTGGTACAAATACATTCTCATAATGTTTTGTAAATTCTTCATTCATATAACCATTATAAGCAACACCACCTGCAATACATAAGTTATCGCAACTCTTTAACGGATAGACAAATTCTTTTATTTTATCTATTGTAAATTTTTGTAGTGTATGTGCTAAATCATCTATGTTATCTATCTTAATATGTTGAAAATGTTTTTGTTTCTTTTCAGTAATAGGACCATCAAGTATAGTTTCAAATATATTGTAATAGTATTCACTATATTTACCATACCCAACTTTACCCATTAACTTACTAGCACCTAGTGTGCCAAAACCTGTTAAGTTAGACATATGATTCCATAACCAACCGATAGGTAACTTATCTGATAGATCAATTAAGTTTTCATCTTTATCAAAGAAGACACATCTATATTTTGAACCTATACCATCAATCGCAAGTATATCAGATTTCTCGTAACCTGAATTAAGAAAAGCATATGCGGCGTGTGATTGATGATGATCTATAAAGTAAACGCCATTTTTGTAATAATGATCCCATAGTTTCTTTGGTTCATAATCAAATACATCTTGTGGTAACATATCTTTACACATTCTAATACCACCATACGTATATGTAAATGCTAATACGTCATCTGTTTTTTTCCAATACTCTTTTACAAACTCATCATTTAATCTATAGTCGCCAGGGTTTAGTATATCTGATTGATGGTCATATGCCTCAGTATGATAAGGTAGATTATGTTTAAATCTAGTAAATCTTTCTCTTTGATTATGAAAGACACCATCATATGTATTGTGGT